TTAAAAAATTAGTTCAAAACCCACATATGATTAAAGAACTTGGGGAGAGATTATACAATACCGTTAAGGACAAGTATGACCTTAATGTGGTTACAAAAAATCGTAGAGATTTTTATTTATCCTTAATTAAGTAATATTATTTAAATCGTAATATTTATTATTATGGAAACAATAATTTACACATTAAGTAATGAATATGGTATAAGATATATTGGTAAAACTATAAATCTTAAAAAAAGATATGATTCACATATAAATGAATCCTCATTAAAAAGAACACATAAAGAAAAATGGATTAATAAAACATTAACTAATGGTGGAAAAATTATTATGGAAATTTTAGACATTTGCGACGAAAAAGAATCTGATTTTATAGAAATTTATTGGATTTCACAATTCAAAACTTGGGGGTTTAATTTAGTTAATTTAACTTCCGGTGGAGATGGTGGGTCTTCAATGAAGGGAAGAAAACTTTCTGACGAAACAAAATTAAAAATGTCTGAATCGGCTAAAAATAGAGGTCTTACAATTGGTGGGTGGAATAAAGGGATTAAAATGTCCGATGATTTCAGGAAAAAAATTAGTCAAATTAGTAAAGGTCGGATTGTTAGTAATGAAACCAAACAAAAAATTAGTGAATCGAATAAAGGAAAAAAAAAGAAACCAATGTCGGATGAAACTAAATTAAAAATTTCTGAAAAAAAGAAAGGGTTAGTATCACCTAATAAAGGAAACAAATATAGTGATGAGAGAAAATTACAAATGTCGTTATCTAGATTAGGTATTAAACGAAATGATAATGTTAAAAAAATACTCTCTGAATGTAAAAAAATTATTTGGGTAATAAAAACCCCTAATGGTGAAATAGTTGAATTTTTAGGATATAATTCTTTTAAGAAATTTGTGTTAGATAACTCTTTAAATGTTAGTGTTACAACTTTAAAGGCTTATGGAAAAAATAAAGGATGGGAAATAATTAATAAAATAAAAAAATGATAAAAATACCCTTAACAAAAATATTGTTTCTTGATATAGAAACTGTTGGTGGATGTAAAAACTACACAGAGTGTCAAGTTAGTAATCCAAATGTTGCAAAACAATTTGAAAAATATTTTGATTGGTTCCAAAAACGATTCCCGGAAGATGCCGGATTTTCTGCCGATAAAGTTTTTGAAACAAGAGCGGCATTAGTTCCTGAATTTGCCAAAATTGTTTGTGTTAGTGTTGCCTTTGTAATGGACAATGGAGAGATTAAAAAACAATCATTCTCAGGTGACGATGAACGAGCGTTATTAAAAGATTGTCAATCATTACTTAATCGTTGTGGTAAATTAGATTTTTATCTATGTGGTCATAACCTTAAAAATTTTGACATACCAATGTTGGCAAAACGAATGATTATCAACGGATTAATGCCTCCAACACTTTTACCGTCATACGATACTAAGCCGTGGGAAATTAAAGCTATTGATACTAAAGAAATTTGGCAATACGGTGCTTATACCGCAATTGGTTCATTAGATTTAATGTGTTCTTGTATGGAGGTTCCATCTCCAAAAGAAGGTGATGTTACCGGAGACAAAGTTCACGACGCATATTGGAATCAAAATATGTTACCAGAAATTACGGCATATTGTGAACGTGATGTATTAGTATTGATTGATGTTATAAAAAAATTAAAAGAATTAGAATAATGAATAATTTTGAAGAGTTAGCAAAATTAAGAGATAAATTACTTAATTTACAAGAAACTTTTTCATCTGAAACAGGTGAAATAAATTACGACGACATTTTAAATGAAATGGACGTTGATTTAAAACAACTTGAACAAGAAATTGTTGAAAGTAATACTAAATTAGATTTACCTTACCAAATACTTCATCCGGACGCTGTTCACCCAAAATACAATTACGATAGTGATTCAGGGTTTGATTTATATTCAACAGAAGATGTTGTAATACCCCCATTTGGTAGAGCATTAGTTCCAAGTGGATTAGCCTTCGATATTAGAGATGGTTTTGAAATTCAAGTAAGAACAAAAAGTGGTTTAGCTATTAATCAAGGTCTTATGGTTTTAAACTCACCGGGAACCGTAGATAATGGATACACAGGAGAAGTTAAAGGAATTATATTCAACACAAACCCTACAGAAGTTACAATCCCAAAAGGTATGAAATTTGGTCAAGCAGTTTTATGTCCTGTTGTAAATGGTGCTTGGGTTGATTTAAATCAAACCACAAAAATAAATAAAAAAGAACGAGGAACTAACGGATTTGGTTCTACAGGTATAATATGATTACAATAGTTTACTCAACACATAAAGACGAAACTTATAATAACAAATTTAGACAACATTTGTTACAAACAGTTGGTTTAAAAAATGTTCAAATTTTAGAATATACTAACTATAATCAATATAGTTTAACTGAAGTTTATAACAAAGGTTTAAACGAATCAGTTAATGATATTGTTGTGTTTTGCCATAATGACATTATTTTTGAAAAAGAATATTGGGGTAAACGAGTTTTAGAACATTTTACCAAAAAACCTGAATATGGTATTTTAGGTGTTGCCGGAACATCGTATTACCCTAGTTCCGGAAGATGGTGGGACATACAGGGTGAGATGATTGGTCAAGTTTATCACCAACACGAAGGTAGAAAATGGTTATCTGAATATAATAAACCATTTGGTAATAAGGTAATAGATTCTATCATTGTTGATGGACTTTTCTTTGCAGTCAAAAAAAGTAATTTAAAAACTAATTTTGACGAATCATTTAGTGGATTTCATTTTTATGATACCTCATTTTGTATGAGCAATCATTTATTAGGAGTTAAAATTGGCACAATTTCAAATGTTCCATTAACACATCTTTCTATTGGTATGACTAATAATCAATGGGAACAGAATCGATTATTATTTTTAGAAAAATACAAAGAAAGTTTACCTATTAAATTGGAGTCAAAATACCCTATAAGTAAAATTAACCCAAAATTACCTTTGGTTTCTATTATAATACCAATCTATAATTATGGAATTCAATTTGAAAAGGCGTTACAATCAGTATTTAATTCTACTTACAAAAACATAGAGATTGTTATAGTCAATGATGGGTCCACCAATACTTATGTTAAATTAAAATTAGATAGTATTAAAGACCACCCAAATGTTAAAATTATCCATCAAGAAAATCAAGGACCATCTTCAGCAAGAAATAATGGTATTAAAAATTCAACAGGGGATTTAATATTACCTTTAGATGCCGATGATATGGTTCAACCTGACTATATACAATTGTGTGTTAACATATTGAAAAACAATAAAAACATAAGTCCGGTTTATTGTGATACTCATCATATTGGTCAAATTCAAGGTATTGAAGTAAGACCTGAATGGTCATTAGAAAGATTAAATAAAGGACCATTTATTGTTAATTGTTCTATGTTTCACCGAGAGGCATTTGATAAATGTGACGGATATGATGTTAAATTAAAAGGTTGGGAAGATTATGACTTATGGCTTAGAATGGGAATTAATGGATATGTAGGTAAAAGAATACCTAAACCTTTATTTATATATTTTCATCACGAAATTGATGGGACAGTATCTTCCGAAGCAAATATCAACCAAATAGAATTACATAAAAAAATATTAAATAAAAATTACAACAATGACATTAGATGATTTATCAAATAATATTTATGTTATTAACCTAAAACATCGTGTAGATAGGAAAAATCACATATTATCAGAATTAGAAAAAATAAAATGTAAAACATATAAACTAGTTGAAGGTGTTGATGGAAATGAATTAACTAACACCACAAAATTAAGTAATGGTATGTTAGGACTTAACCATACATATCTAAAAATTTATGAAGAATGGTCTAAAGAAAAACACGATAATATATTGATAATTGAGGATGATTGTGTTTTTTTAGATAACTTTAATAAAGATTTATTTTTATATATGACAAATATACCAAAAGATTGGGATATGATTTATTTTGGTGGTAACCATAATTACCATATGGGGTCTAAAACTGAACAAGTAAATCCATATTGTATTAGATTAAATAACACTTATACCGCACATTGTGTGTTATTAAAAAATTATGTTTTTGAAGAACTTATTCAAAACATAAAAGATATGACAATTGAAAATGATGTTATGATGTCTAATTTACAAAAAAACTATAATTCGTATTCTTCATCAAAAAATATGACGACACAAATGATTGGATTTTCTAATATTGAAAATAAATTTGTGGACTATAATTGGTTAATTAAGTAATATGAGTAATATAATATCTACAGCCTATCTAATGGGGGGTTTAGGAAATCAAATGTTTCAAATTTCCCACGCATTTGCACAATCGTTAAAAAATAATGTTAGACCTGTTTTTAGAAAATGGGCGTACACTCCAATGCAAGCAAATCAACCAACAAAATATTTAGAAAATATTTATAGAAATTTAAAATTTACAGATGATGATATTAGTGTTTTAAGAATTTATGAAAATTCTTGGAATGAAGCCAATTTAAATTTTGAATTTAATACTAATGTTGAGTTTTATGGTTACTATCAGAGTAGTAAGAATTTTTTTGATTATGGTGAAATTATAAAAAAATTATTTGAACCATCTGAACATTTTTTAAATAAAATACATAGTAAGTATCATTCTTTTGAAAATAGTATTGCAATACACATAAGACGAGGTGATTATTTATCCATATCACACGTATTACCAGTAATCGATAAATCTTATATTGACCATTGTCTGTCTAAATTTAACAATTATTCTAAAATATATATTTTTACTGACGATAAGGAATGGGCAAAAAATAATTTAAAATATGAAAATTCAATTATTGTTGATGATTTAGATGACTATGAAGAAATGTGGATGATTAGTTTATGTGAAAATATAATAATGTCAAACTCTACATTTTCTTGGTGGGGAGCGTATCTTTACAAAGAAAAAAATAAAATATTTTGCCCATCATTATGGTTTGGACCTTCCGGTGAAAATCCACACTTTAATATTTTTGAAAAAAAATGGGATATAATAAATGTAAAATATAATAACGGATTATTAATATATGATGAGAAAATTTAATATGATTTCAGGCGCGTTTGCCCACGACGTTGGGTGTACCGTAAATAAAAAACCAACTTTTTGGGAATGGGATTTTAGTACACAAGATAGTGACATTAGTTTTTATTTGGATGGGGATATTCAAAGAGGGTTTAATGACGCGAATAATGGTAAGAAAAAATATTTGTGGACATTAGAATCACCCCAATTTAATAGTGACGTATTTAACACAATTAAAAATAATTTAGATAAAACACTTTCAACTTTTGAAATGATTTTTACGTATAATGATGAGTTATTATCTTTAAACGAAAAATTTAAAAGAGTTCCTGCTATGGGGTCTTGGATAAAAGAACCAAAAATACACGAGAAATCTAAATTAATGTCAATGATTGTGTCAAACAAACAATGGTCTTCTCAACAATCTTTTAGATTTAACTTTGCCCAAGATAATAAAGATAAGTTTGATTTATTTGGTAGAGGTATAAATGAAATACCTCAAAAAGAAGATGGGCTAGTAAACTATATGTTTTCAATCTGTTCTGAAAATGACACATTTGACACTTATTTTACAGAAAAAATCTTAGATTGTTTTGCCACAGGGACTATTCCAATTTATTTGGGGACAAAAAAAATTACAAATTTTTTTGATGAAAACGGAATACTATTTTTAGATGATATAGATTTAAATACCATAAATGAGGAATTATATTACTCAAAAATAGAAAGCGTAAAAAACAACTTCAATTTAGTCCAACAATATTTGTGTCCTGAAGACTTCATTGCTAAAAACTATATTTCAGATATCATATGAGAAAAGTAATATCATTTTCATTATTCGGAAATGACCCACTATATAATATTGGGATAATTAGAAATTCCGAATTAAAAAAAATTTTTTTCGTAGATTGGGAAATGTGGGTTTATTACGATAACACAGTACCAGAAAGTACAATAGAAACTTTAAAAAATAATGGTGTAAAATTGTTGTTATCTAATGGAATGTCATTTGAAAGGAGTATGTGGAGATTTCAACCGGCATCCGATAAAAATATTGACTATTTTATTTCTAGAGATGCGGATTCTAGAATCTCAAAAAGAGATGAGGTGTCAGTAAATGAGTGGATTTTATCCGGAAAAGACTTTCACATTATTAGAGACCATCCGGTAGGTCATAATTGGTTTATGAATGCAGGTATGTGGGGATGTAAAGGTGGGTCCGTTACTGATATATTTTCTTTATACAAATCCTATATAAATAATTATAATGTTTATGACAAATATGTTGACCAACATTTTTTAAGAAATGTTATATACCCTATTTGTCAAAATTCATTATTTTCTCACGACGAATATTTTAACTACGAACCATTTGCCGAAAAAATTAAAAGAGATAGACAAATTGATAATTTCGCATTTATTGGTGAGTCTATAGATATTAATGATGAATCAAGATATACAAGTCAACCCGGTGACCAAAGAGTAACAATTATTGAAAGATATAATAAAAATCCAAATCATATGGATTTCACTTTTGGTATTATCACTGATGGGAATAGTTGTCAATTTGTTCAAAATCAAATTGATAGTATTAAAAAACAAAATATTTTAAATTATGAAATTATTATTGTCGGAAATTGTGATATACCAACAGATAAAAATGTAACTATAATTAATTTTGATGAAAATCAAAAAAATTCTTGGATTACTAAAAAGAAAAATTTAATAACCTATAATGCAAATTATGAAAATATTGTATTTTCTCACGACTATTTTGTATTTGAAGACGGTTGGTATGAAGGTCAACTTTTATCAGGTAATGATTTTGAAATTAGAATTGATAAAATTGTAAATTCTGACAATACTAGATATCGAGATTGGGTTTTATGGACAGGAGATAATGATGAACTTCATTCAATAGTTAAAGAAAATGCAATCCTCCCATATGATGTAAATTATATGTCAAAACACCAATATATTTCAGGTGGATATTGGATTTCAAAAAAACATATTATGGAAGAATTCCCATTAAATGAAACACTTTCTTGGGGTGAATCCGAAGATGTTGAATGGTCTAAAAGAGTTAGAGACAAATATAAATTTACTATGAATCAAAATTCTACAGTAAAATTATCAAAATATAAAAATAGGGTTTTTGAAATTATGAACGATTCTATTTTATTAAACTTACAAAAAACATACTTATGAAACTTATAATTTTTGATTTAGATGGTGTTTTAATCGATACTAAAAATATTCATTACGAATCTTTAAACTTAGCATTATTAGAGATTGACCAAAAATATAAAATAACGATTGACGAACATTTAAAAAAATATGATGGATTAAAAACAAACCAAAAATTAAATATGTTAACTCAAGAAAAAGGGTTACCTCAATCATTACATAAACAAATATGGAACCGTAAACAAGAACTAACTTTAACTATGTTAGAAGATATTCAAGTAAATGATGATATATTGAATTGTTTAAAAAGTTTATCAAAAAATTATAAATTAGTTTGTTGTTCAAACAGTATTAGAAAAACTATTTTTGTGATATTAAATAGATTGAAAATAATTGAGTATTTTGATTTAATAATATCTAACGAAGACGTTGTTAATAGTAAACCTCATCCTGAAATGTACTGGAAAGCTATGGCGTGTTTTGGTTTTACTCCGGAAGAAACTTTAATAATTGAAGATTCCCCACACGGGTTATTAGCGGCGAATAGAGCAAATACAAACATTTTAAGAGTTGATAATTCTAAACAAATAACACTTGAAAATATTACAAATAAACTTAATAAAATAACAAACAATAATATGAAAATACCTAAATGGAAAAACGAAAAATTAAATGTCTTAATACCAATGGCTGGTGCTGGAAGTAGGTTTGAATCAGCGGGTTATACATTTCCAAAACCATTAATAGATGTTAATGGTAAACCAATGATTCAGGTTGTTGTTGATAATTTAAATATTGAAGCAAATTACATTTATGTGGTTCAAAAAAAACATAGAGAGAAATATAATTTGGACACATTATTAAATTTAATAACTCCAAATTGTAAAATTGTAGAGGTTGATGTTTTAACTGAGGGTGCTGCTTGTACCGCATTATTAGCGAAAGATTACATAAATAATGATTATCCATTATTCTTTGCTAATTCAGACCAATATGTTGAATGGGACTCAAATGAGTTTATGTACAAAATGACCGAAAGTGAGTGTGATGGAGGTATAGTTACGTTTAAATCTATTCACCCTAAATGGTCTTTTGTTAAAACAGATATAAATGGTTTTGCAACATCTGTGGCAGAAAAAAATCCAATATCAGATGACGCAACTGTTGGGTATTATTATTGGAAAAATGGTTCTGATTTTGTTAAATACGCAGAAAAAATGATTTCAGATAATAAAAGAGTTAATAATGAATTTTATGTTTGTCCGGTTTTTAATGAAGCAATATCTGACGGTAAAAAAATAAAAATTTTTGAATCAAAAAAAATGTGGGGATTAGGAACTCCTGAAGATTTAAAAACATATTTAGAAAATTTTTAAAAAATGATAGAAAATTATGAATTAAGACCGTTAAATTTTATAGAATTTGAACCTAAAATTAAATCTAATAAAAAATTTATCAATAATGTAACACAATCTGACTATTCTGCAGGAATATATGGACATTATTGGACATTTGATTTTGTAAAAGTGATTTCAGATTTTATAGATTTTGAAGATATTAAAATAATTTTTGATGTGGGTAGTAGAGATTGTCTACAAAGTCAAGAATTTTATAAATTTTTCCCTCAATCACACATATGGGCGTTTGAAGGTAACCCAAATTTATTTCCAATATGTGAATTAAACTCTCAGAATTATCCTATTACATTTGTACCCAAAGCATTGACAAATTATAATGGGACGACTATTTTTAATGTTGTTGATGATGAAAATGTTGGAGCATCTTCTCTATTAAAAACAACGGATATTGGTAGGTCATCAGAATGGAAACAAAGAGAAGTAACGGTTGATTGTGTTAGATTAGACACTTTTATGGAAGATAATAATATACCACATATCGATTTACTTTGGGTTGATGTACAAGGAGCCGAAAAAATTGTTTTTGATGGGTTAGGAGATAAATTAAAAAATGTGAAAGCAATAAACACAGAAATAGGTTTACAACCATTATATCACAACTCAACAGAAGCTGAGGAATTTAATAACTATATGATTGAAAATGGGTTTATAAATTTAAAATCATATTATATGGATTCAGTTTTTGATAGAAATGATGAAATGGAGATAATTTATTTAAACAAAAAATATTTAAAAAAATAAAAATGATATACACTTTCGGAAATAGTCACGCTCATTTATTCACTGATTCAAAACCAGCAACATATGGTATTGGCGAAAATAAAAATAGTTCGTTTACAAGTATTTCACTCGGACCAACCATCGCATTCAATTTCTATGAACATCATTTTAGTAGATTAAAAGAATACTTAAATAATTTACAATTTGATAAAGATAAAGATTTTATAATGTTAATAATTGGTGAAGTGGACTGTAGATGGCATTTACCGTACCAATCAAGTATTCAAAATCAATCTAATGAGGAAATTGTTAAAGAATGTATTGATAGATTTTTTAGAGTGTACTTAGATTTAAAAAACTTAGGGTATAATTTGATTGGGTGGGGAGGACACCCTTCAACAAGAAGAGGTCATAGTGATGATGCTTCCGAACCAATTTTTGGGGATTGTTTAACTAGAAACAAAATATCTTTAATGTGGAATAATCTTTTAAAATCAAAATGCGAAGAAGTCGGAATTCCCTTTATTAGTATTGTTGAAGAACTAATTGATGAGGATGGATTAACATACGAAAAATATTTTTTAGATTATTGTCATTTAAATCATAATATGAGTAAAGATTTAATTAAAAATAAATTTAAAGAAATTAATATATCTGTTTATGAGTAATAAAAAAGTTTTTATAAAACATCATTTGGGACTTGGGGACGCTATAGTACATAATGGGATGGTTAGAAAAATATTTGAAGAAAAAAATTGTGATATTTTTTTAGCGTCAAAATTTACTAACATAGATAATGTTAGGTTTATGTATAGAGACAATCCAAGAATAAATGTGGTAGGTGTAAACAATGACGATGAAATGAATCAATTAATTAATAATAATCAATATGATGAGATTATATCGTCACATTTTGATACCGGTAGATTACGTTATGATTTAGATTTTGATGATTCTTTTTATAAAATTGTTGATATGGACCCAAATGTGAAAAAAGAATATTTTCACATAGAAAGGAATCAAAATAAAGAAAATGAAGTTTTTGATACATTAGTAACTAAAAAAGATATTGACCGATATATTTTCTTACACGAAAAACCAACGGAAAACATTCTAATAGACAGAAATAAAATTAGAAATGATTTACCGATTATTTACGCCGATAAACAATTTAAAACTTTTGATTTATTAAAAATTATTGAAAATGCTGAAGAATGTCACATAATTAGTAGTTCATTTTTATCTCTTTTTATGTGTAAAAAGTATAACAAAAATGTATTTGCTCATATGTACGCCGACAGAATAGAATTAAAAGATTACATTATAAAAAATAACATTCAAGTAATAATATAACTAATTATGATAATTAAATACCCCAATTTATTTCCTGACGACCCAGCGTTAAAATTAAACTTTGAAACACTTAACACATCGGACACTCCAAATATTGAATTTCATATTGACCCTAGAAAAGATTTTGTAAGGGAACCTAATAAAAAATACATTTGTTTAAATTTAGAATTACCAAATTCTTTTGCCTTAGTTGAAGGTAGAAACGACAATGTTTTCCATTATGAAAATTTATATGATAAAATTTTAACAATTTGTCCATATACTGTAAAAATAAGAAATAAAGTTTTAGGTAGAGAATTATATCAATATTGTTATTTTCCATCACCGTCATCCTGGAATAGAGAAAATGACAAAGAATTTGATATTATATATACAGGGTCCGGTTCAGAGTTTATAATCCCTAATGGTTTTGAAAAATATAATTATAAAGTTATTAATCAAACTCAATGTAAGTATATTACTGATATGAATGTAGATTTTTCATCAAAGTTAGATTTAATTTCAAAATCAAAAATAACAATCGTTCATAATATCTTAAATTTAAATAGATGTGATTTAAATTTTGACACACATAATTATTTTGAATACCGAAGTGAAAAATTAGGTTTCCCGATTCAAACACAGCATAAATCAAGAGTTATTGAGGCGGCTAGATGTAAATCACTATTATTATGTAAAGAAGACGATTTTAATTTAATTGAAGACCTTTTTGTTGAAAATGAAGATTTTATTTATTTCAATGATGAAAATTTCAATGAAAAAGTTGACCATATTTTAAATAACTATAATGATTACCAATTTATGATTGAAAACTCATTCAATAAAGTTGAAACAAAATATAGTATAAAAAATTTTTATAACGATTTAATAAGATGAATTTATTTGTAATTACAACAACAATTAATGTTCCGACAAAAGCAACTTTAAAGTTTTGTGAACTATCGGAAAAAAAAGATTTTAAATTTATAATAATTGGTGATTTAAAAACCCCTCACGAATTATACAGAAATTTAGAAAAAAAATATAATAATGTGACTTATTTATCTCCGGATGAACAAGAAAATTTATATCCTGAAATAAGTGAACTTATAGGATGGAAAACAATACAAAGAAGAAATATTGGATTCATTTATTCTTATTTGAATGGTGCTGAAATTGTCGCAACCATTGATGATGATAATATACCTTATGATGAATGGGGAGATAATATCTTAGTAGGTAAAGAAATTGAAGTCGATTTATTTGAAAACACAGCTTGTGATTACTTTGATGCTTTATCAGTAACAAACCATTCAAATCTTTGGCATAGAGGATATCCAATAGAATATCTTTCTAAAAAAAATGATGTAGAATATAAAGGTAAAACAACAATAACCCCACTAATTCAAGCAGAATTTTGGGATGGAGACCCGGATATTGACGCCATATGTAGACTAACATTGAAACCAATTGTTAAATTTAATAATTTTGAACCGTTTACAACAAACCAATTAACTCCGTTTAATTCTCAAAATACATTTATACATAGAAAAGTATTAAAGGATTATTCAGTATTTCCAAATATAGGAAGAATGGATGATATTTGGGGGGCATATGTTTTACAAAATTATCATCCTAACTCAATAATTTTCACAAAAGCTTCAGTATATCAAGAAAGAAACCCCCAAGATTTAGTAAAAAATTTAGAAAACGAAGTCTTTGGGTATAGAAATACATTAAAATTACTAGAAGATTTGGAAAACTATAAAAATTATTTACCAGAAAATACAAATAAGTATTTTGATGAATATAAACAATATTTTAAATAAAATGAAAAAAGCACTAATTTTAGGTGGAGGAGGCTTTATAGGTGGACATTTAGCCAAAAGATTAAAAGAAAACGGATATTACGTTAGAGTTTGTGATATTAAAGAACACGAATATTTCACTAAAGATGAATTCTGTAATGAATTTATTTTAGGAGATTTAAGAGACCCTTTAATTGTTTCACAAGTTATGTTTGCTCCCGGACAAACATCCTTAGAAGATAAAGAAAATAGTTTTGATGAAGTATATCAATTGGCTGCCGATATGGGAGGTGCCGGATATATTTTTACCGGAGATAACGATGCAAATGTTATGCACAACTCCGCGTTGATTAATTTAAATGTTGTTCATTTTGCATCTAAATTTAATGTGAAGAAAGTATTTTATTCATCATCAGCGTGTATGTATCCGGAACATAATCAATTAGACCCAAACAATCCAAATTGTGAAGAAAGTTCTGCATATCCAGCAAATCCTGATTCAGAATATGGTTGGGAAAAATTATTCAGTGAAAGACTATTTTTAGCATTTAATCGTAATTACGGTTTAGATGTAAGAATTGCAAGATTCCATAACGTGTTTGGACCTTATGGTACTTGGAATAACGGTAAAGAAAAAGCTCCTGCGGCTATGTGTAGAAAAGCCGCTGAAACCGCGGATGGTGGAGAATTTGAAGTTTGGGGTGATGGAACTCAAACTCGTTCATTTTTATACATCGATGAATGTTTAGAAGCGGTCTCAAGATTTATGGAACAAGACTCATTTTTAGGTCCGGTTAACATTGGGTCTGAAGAAATGATTAGTATTAATGATTTGGCAAAAATGGCGATTAATATATCTAAAAAATCAATTAAAGTCACTAATATATACGGAGACAAATTTTTTGAAAAATATGGATATAAATGTCCTGTAGGTGTTATGGGTAGAAAATCTGATAATAATCTATACAAAGAAAAAATAGGTTGGTCTGTTTCAGAACCATTAGAACTTGGAATTAAAAAAACTTTTGAATGGATTCAAACTCAAGTGGAATCAAAATTATAGATAACCCAACGACCTTTGAAGTTGACACTTTTCTAAAAGAAAACTTAGAAGGTCAAAAAAAATTTAGATATTTTGAAAAAAGAGAAACGTCAATCATAAACAATCACACAAAAAAAATTTTAATCTATATTGATGATACTATTGCAGGGTATGGTCATATTGAATTTGAAGACAAATTTTGGTTAGGTATTATGGTTGGTGATAATTTTACAGGTAAAGGTTTGGGTAACATTATAATGGACGAATTATTAAAAAATATTACTCACCCAGTTTTTTTAACTGTTGATATCGATAATATCCCGGCAATAAATTTATATACAAAAAAAGGATTTGTTTTTGTGGAAAAAATAAACTATTATTATTTAATGAAAAAAAATTAAAATATGGCAGATACATTAGGAACTTTAATTGATAAATTAACCACAGTAGATTTAAAAATGTGGAATAATCAAGAATTACTTTATAAGATAAGAAAAATGAACTTTGAAGAATATAAAGAAAAATATTTTTCATCTGAAGACGGAGCTAAAGAATTATGGGAAACTTTAAAAAAAGCAACAGATTTAAATGTTCAACGAAATCAACTAATTAATGAGGTTGATGAAAAAATCATAGAAATGATTAATAACAAATTTGATGGGGGTGATTTAGATAACGGTAAATTTTTACAAAGGTCACATAAAACATATTAAAAAAACATAATGCAAAAAGATTTTTTATTTTTAAATTACTCTTGGGTATGGGGGTCAACAACATACTTTAATTACTTCAGAGAAAAAGGTCATACTATTGACATTTTTAATGAAACTAACTTACCGACTCATTTAGAACACACATATAAAAATGTTGTTCTTTATTTACACGAAGGGTCAACAATACCTATTACCAATCATTTATTAAACAATTATCTTAAAGATTCTTTTTTAATACAGCACGATGATACCGATGAAGAACAAATACAAGTTTGGTCAAACAGAAAACCTGACTTATATATGCAAAGAGAATTAACTAAAGACACTATAATTAATTCAAATACTCCGGTAATACCTTTCCATTTTCCAATGAAAAGTATTTTTGATGAAAAATTAAATGAAGAAAAAATATACGATGTTTCTTTTGTCGCAAATATGACCAATCAAAGACGATGGAAATTTGTTGACTATATTATTGAACTATCTAAGAATGAATTAAGTCATTTAAATTGGTATATCGATGTTAAAGGTGCGGATTATACACCGGGTCACGCAACTGAAAATTTTAAATCAGTTACAAATAAATCTAAAATTGGTCTTCATTATTTTGGAAACTCATATGACTCAACAAGAATATGGGAAATATTATCGTGTAAAACTGCGTTATTAATGCCAAAAATGAGAAATTTATCAGTATCTGATGATTTTATGCCATTAAAAAATTACACAGTTTTTAACGATGATATGAGTGATTTAAAAGATAAAATTTTAGAATTATTAGATTCTGACAATTATATTAAAAAAGCTGAAGAAGGTTTTAATGAATATAATTCATACCATAATGTTGAAAAATCTTGTGAATATTACTATAACCAAATTATGAAATATTGTAAAAAATGATTCCAATATACAAACCATATTTAAATAAAAATATTACAAAATTTGCACATAACGCAATTGATTCTACTTGGATATCTTCTCAAGGATATTTCTTAGATGCTGCTAAAGAAAAATTAAAAGAATTACTTGATGTTAAATACGTCATTTTAACTAATAACGGTACAACAGCAACACATTTATTATCTAAATCAATTGAATATAAAAACAAAAATATCAAGAAAATTATTTGTCCAAATAACGTATATGTGGCGGCTTGGAATTCTTTTTTATATGATAAAAATTTAGAATTAATTCCATTAGATTGTAATTCAGATACTTGGAATGCGGATTTTACAAAAATTAATGAAGTACAGGATGATGAAGCTGTTTTAATTGTTCATAATTTAGGTAACATAATAAACGTACCTGAGTTAAAATTAAAATACCCAAATACGTTATTTGTTGAGGATAATTGTGAAGGGTTTCTTGGTAAATATAATGACAAATATTCCGGAACAGAAAGTCTTTGTTCTTCAGTTTCTTTTTTTGGTAATAAAACAATAACAAGTGGTGAAGGAGGGTGTTTTATAACTAATGATGATGACGTTTTTGATTATATCAATAATATTAGAAATCAAGGACAATCAGACGTAAAATTTATTCATAACAATTTAGGTTATAACTATAGGATGACAAATATCCAAGCATCTTTATTATATGGTCAATTACTTTATATTGATGAAATAGTTGAAAAGAAAAAAATAATATTTGACAGATATTATTCAAATCTTAAAAATTTAGATAATGTCTTCTTTCAAAAACAAGAAGAAAATACGGAACATTCAAATTGGATGTTTTCAGTTGGTTTTAAAGATTTAACAGAAAATCAAAAAATAAAACTACAACATTTTTTATTTGATAAAAAAATTGAAACTAGAACTATGTTTTATGAAATAACAAAACATAATCATTTAAAAAATATTGAATGCGTTACAACTATTGCCGAAAAACTTAATAAAGAAGTTTTATTATTACCTAGCTACCCTGATTTAACTATAAATCAAGTTGACTATATTTGTGAAAGTGTAAAAAAATTTTTTAAATGATACTAATATCTCACAGAGGAAATATAAATGGTAAAAATCCAACAAGAGAAAATTCACCGGATTATATTATGGAAACAATATCTATGGGATATGATGTGGAAATAGATATATGGTTAATAGATAACGATTTATTTTTAGGACACGATAATCCACAATATAAAATTGATATTGATTGGTTAAAAAACAATTCAAATAAATTTTGGATTCATTGTAAAAATATAGAATCATTATTGTTTTTTAAAAAAAATAATTTTGATTTAAATTATTTTTGGCACGAAAATGATAAAGTAGTCTTAACATCTAAAAAAAATTTATGGGCATATCCTACAGAAAAATTTCATAGTGGAACAATAGCAGTATTACCTGAGTTATTAAATTCTATTGTAGATGATTGTGAAGGAATTTGTTCAGATTTTATTATAAATTATAACAAAAAATAATTATGGAAAAAAAAATATTAGTAACCGGAGGTAATGGTTTAGTTGGGTCATCAATTAATTCTGATATTAAAATTGGAAAACAATATGATTTACGTAACACACAAGAAACAAATAAAATGTTTGACTATTATAAACCAACTCACGTTATTCATTGTGCAGGTAAAGTAGGGGGCCTTAGTGCAAATATGAATTATAAAGGTGAATTCTTTTATGATAATATAATGATTAATACGAATGTCATTGAATCCGCAAGATTACATAATGTTAAAAAATTAGTATCATTTTTATCTACCTGTATATTTCCGGACAATATTGAATACCCTTTAACTGAAAAAAAAATTCATATAGGAGAACCTCATTTCTCTAATTACCCATACGCTTACGCTAAAAGAATGGCGGACATTCAAATCAGAGCTTATAGAGAACAATATGGGTTAGAATATGTTTCAGTTATACCAACTAACATTTACGGACCTAACGATAATTTTTCATTAGATAATGGTCACGTAATCCCTATGTTATTACATAAAATGTATAAAGCTCAAAGAGATAATACGGATTTTATTGTTTGGGGTAGTGGTAAACCTCTTAGAGAATTTATTTATTCTAAAGATGTTGGAAGATTATCTGAATGGGCTTTAGATAACTACAATGAATCAGAACCAATAATTTTTAGTAATTCAGAAGAAATTAGTATTGAAGACTTAGTTGACTTATTAGTAAAAGAATTTAACTTTAAAGGAAATGTAATATTTGATAAAACAAAACCTGATGGTCAATTTAGAAAACCATCTGATAATTCAAAGTTAAAATCATACTTACCTAATTTTGAATTCACCCCGATAGAACAAGGATTAAAAGAAACGATTAATTGGTTTATAGAAAATTATGAAAACACAAGAAAATAAAATTGCATTAATTACTGGAATAAACGGACAAGATGGGTCTTATCTTGCGGAATTTTTATTAGAAAAAGGTTATGAAGTTCACGGAACTTTAAAAAGAAATTCTGTCGCTGAAAATCAAACATCAAGATTAGATGATGTTTATACTAAAATTAAATTACATTATGCCGATTTAACTGATTTGTCATCATTGATAAATGTTATCCAAAAAGTTAACCCTGATGAGATATATAATTTAGCTGCACAATCTCACGTTAGGATTTCATTTGACCAACCTCTTTACACAACAAACGTTACAGGTGTTGGGACTTTAAATCTATTGGAGGCGGTTAAATTAATAAAGCCAAATACTAAAATTTATCAAGCATCTTCTTCCGAAATGTTTGGTAATTCAATAGATGAAGATGGGTATCAAAGAGAAACTACACCAATGAATCCGGTATCCCCATATGGATGTTCTAAAGTATTTAGTTACAACATTTGTCGTAACTATAGAAATTCTTATGGAATGTTTATCTCAAACGGTATTTTATTTAATCACGAATCACCAAGAAGAGGTACTAATTTTGTCACCAACAAAGTATGTAAAGAAGCCGTTAAAATTAAACTTGGTTTATCAAATGAACTTAAACTAGGTAACTTAGATGCGTCTCGAGATTGGGGTCACGCCAAAGATTATGTTAAGGCAATGTGGCAAATCCTACAATTAGAAACCTCTGACGATTTTGTTTGTTCTACAGGTATATCACATTCAGTACAAGATTTATGTGAATATGTATTTGGTAAGCTAGATTTAGATTGGAAATTATATGTCACACAAGATGAAAAATTTTTAAGACCGGAAGAATTACATAATTTAAAAGGTGATTCCTCAAAATTAATTAAAGCCACAGGTTGGTCTCACGACTATACCTTTGAAAGTATGTTAGACGAAATGATAGAACATTGGTTAAACTACTATAAACAACAATAATTAAAAAATGGCTGTAAGCAAAAGAAAACCAACCACAACACCAACTCCGGAAGTAACCGGTAAACCAATAAATAAAAAAGATTTAATTGGTCAAATAATAAAGAAAAAAACTAAGGAAAAGTTTTTAACTGCAAATCAAAAAAAGTATTACGATACTTTAATCGATAGTGAAATAACAGTTTGTTCAGGACCCGCAGGTGTTGGTAAAAGTTACATAACAATGAAAGCGGCAATTGACTTACTTTCAGATTCTACAACACCTTACGAAAAAATAATAATTGTTAGACCAGCGGTTGAAGCTGAAGAAAAATTAGGTTCATTACCAGGTAATGTTGAAGAGAAGTTAGACCCATATATTTTCCCATCATATTATTTATTAAATAAAATAATTGGTAAAGAAGCTAGGGAAAAATTAAAAGAGATTGAAGTTATTGAAGTATTTGCATTAGCATTTATGAGAGGTATGAATATTGATAATTCAATATTAATTTTTGAAGAGGGTCAAAACGCAACCCCAAGTCAAATGAAATTACTTTTAACACGTATTGGGTTTAATAGTAAATTTTTCATCTCAGGTGACGTTGAGCAATCAGATAAATATAAAAACAAAACCCATAGTGGATTATGGGACGCAATTGAAAAATTTAGAGATAGTAACTACATCTCAATATTTGAATTTAAAGACAAAAAGGATATTGTTAGAAACCCATTAATCAGTAAGATATTAAGTAAATACGATAACGTAGAAGATGACAAAGATGAGGATAGCAATAGAAATTAATGGGGTATTAAGAAATACCTTAGATAAGATAGAACAAACCTATCAAAAATATATGATAGATAAAACAGACGGGTTAGAAGATGAAGAATCTTTTAAATATGAAATTACCCCACCCATCAATAGTTTAAATCTTAGGAATCATTTTAAATTTCAAAACGATGAAGAATTATATTCATTTTTATATGAAGAATTTCCGATGGAAATTTTTGGACATTCACAATCAACCGAATATTCAACCTTCAACGATTTAAATGAAATATATTTAAATTTAAGAGATAATCACGATATATTAATAGTGTCTGACGAAATTGGAAAATCAAAACCGGCGTCTTTATTTTTCCTATCAAAGTTTGGATGTTTGATAGAAAAAGTAAAATTTTATAGTAATTCCACAATAAATTCGATGTGGGATGAAATTGATGTTTTACTTACGTCAAACCCTGCACTATTATTAGAACATCCGGATGATAAAATAATTATAAAATATCAAACGGAATATAATAAACATATCGAATCAAATAATTCAATAACAACGATTAAAGAATTAGAATTTGAATTAACAAAATTTACATAATGTTAAAAGTATTAGGAGAAAATTATTATTTGGATTTAGACAAAATAGACGATTATGTCCAAATTAAAGGTGAAAAAGTAGTTTCATCAGGTGTTACAGAATCAGCACATATCAGTATCATAAAATATGAAACAGTTAAATTAATGATGGAAATCATTATGGATGAACCGGAAGAAATTGATGAAACACTTGGGGCTAAAGGAACAAATAACTTATCAATACCATTTAAAATTGCGTTTAATACGCTACTATATAAAAAATTACTAAACAAATTATAATATGAATCAAGAACAAATTTCAAAATTAGAGTTGTCAATTGAGAATATGAAAAATAAGAAATCAAGAATTTATCTTATTGCTCAAGACACAAAAGGTAATGCCAAAGCATCAATTGCTTATATCTATAGATTAGGATTGGCATTGTTAAACGCCGGTTATAACCCAATCATTTTACACGAAACCCCTGATTATGCAGGAGTATCTGAATGGTTAGGTGAAGAGTATATGACTCTTCCACATAAATCGATTGAAGGTCAAAACTTGGAAGTTTCTCCTGAAGATTTAATAATTATCCCTGAGTTATATGGGTTTATTATGTCGCAAATAACAAATTTACCTTGTGGTAAAATTGTATTATGTCAATCATATGATTATATGTTAGAAACATTACAACCAGGTCAAACTTGGAGTGAATTAGGATTTTTTAAATGTATTACAACTTCAAACAAACAAAAAGAACAAATTGAAACGGTTATGAGAAATGTATCATTTGATATCTTAACACCTTATATTTCAGATAAATTTATACCTCAAGTATTACCAGCAAACCCAATCATTACAGTACATTCAAGAGACCAACGAGATACCGCAAATTTAATTAAAACATTTTATATTAAATTTCCACAATATAGATGGATAACTTTTAGAGATATGAGAAATTTAACTGAAAAAGAATTTGCAACAGGATTGCAAAATTCTTGTTTATCAGTATGGATTGATGATGTTAGTGGTTACGGAACATACCCTTTAGAATCTATGAAATGTGGTGTTCCTGTGATGGGATTAGTTCCTAATTTATTACCTGAATGGATGACTGAAGATAATGGATTATGGATTAATAATAAAATACAACTAGTTGATTATATTGCCGATTATTTACAAAATTGGTTAGAGGACAATGTAAATGAAAATTTATTTGTTGAAATGAAAAAAACAGTTGATTCATTACCAACTAAAGAAACTTTTGAAAAAGAATCTGTAAAATTGTTTGAAGGTTATTTAACCACTAGACAAAATTCATTTACAGAACAATTATCTAAACTACAAACAATTGAAGAATAATATGGAAGAAATTAAAAAATTTGATGTATCGGTAATTTTACCAATTAAATCATCTAAAGTTAGAGATTTTGATGAATACTTTAAAAAATGTATTGAATCATTAAAAATACAAAAAACAGAGATAAACGAACTTGTAATTGTTCATACAAATGAAACTTCATTGGTTGAATACTTAAATGGTTTTGACTTTGGTGACTTACCTGTGGTTAAAATTGAATGGTCTAAAGAACCAAATTACGCAGCACAAATTAATTATGGCGTTAGAAGTGCCAAATCAACGTGGGTTTCTTTATTTGAATTTGATGATGAATATTCGTCAATTTGGTTTAAAAATGTTTTAAAATATTCTGAAATATATTCAGATGTTCAAGCGTTCTTACCAATTGTGATTGATGTTGACAATAATGAAAAATTTGCAGGGTTTACGAATGAGGCAACATTCGCGGCAAACTTCACACCTGAAATGGGTGTATTAACTAACGAAACTTTATTAGATTATCAAAATTTCCAATTATCCGGAATTGTAATTAAAAAAGAATCATTCATTGATTACGGATTATTAAAACCATCATTTAAATTAACATTTGGGTATGAGTTCTTTTTAAGAATGACCTATAATTCAATTAAAATTATGTCAATACCAAGAATCGGTTACAAACATATGAATTTAAGAGAAGGTTCTATTTTTTGGAATTACAAAAACGGTGATGATGTTATTACACCAAATGAGGTTAAATTTTGGATTGAATCTGCAAAAAAAGAATATCTTTTTATTAATGACAGAGCCATAAAATACGAACCACAAGAAGTTTAATGTCCGAACCAATTAATTTAACAGGAGATACCAGTGTTGAGTTAAAGAAGAAAGGTAGAAAACCCACCCAATTAAATTATTTTGATGTTCGTGAAGAAATGGCTGTTATCCGGTTTTTAGAAACGGATTCCCCTCACGAAAGAAATAAAATTTATAATGAGTTTTTATTAAAACCTTTAGATAAGATGATATCTTCAATTATTAGAAGATACAAATTATATAGAAAAGATATGGACTTTAATGAAATCCATACAGATACTCACTCATTCTTAATAACAAAAATAGATAAGTTCAAGCCTTCTAAAGAAAAGAAGGCTTACTCTTATTTTGGAACCATATGTAAAAATTATCTTATGGGACAAATTATTAAGGACCAAAAAGAAACTAATAGAAAAATTTCATACGAAGACATTTCAACTAGTTTAGAAAACGATGAAGAATTTGCCTATTACATTGAAAATGACGGTGTAGATTCCGAAAGAGTTATTCATCATTTTTTAATAAAATTAGATTTATTTATTAAAAATGAAAATCTAAGCGAAAATGAAATTAAACTTGGTCAGGCGTTATATGACTTATTTGACAACTATGAAAATATTTTTGTCGGGAACGACAATAATAAGTTCAACAAAAATATAATATTACTCTCGTTAAGAGAAATGACTAACCTTTCTACCAAAGAAATTAGAGGGTCTATGAAGAAATACAAAAATATGTATTTTGAATTGATTCAAACAATTATTAAATAAAATCTAATGATAAATATTTATTGTTATGGGAAGACCGACAAAAAAAGAAATTAATCTAAGTAAAGAATCAATGTTATCATTGATGCAGGAAATCTATAATGAACTTGTAGAACAAAGAAATACTGCAATCAGAATTCAAAATAAAATGTTAACAATGATGAAGGACCCCGAAGATATGACAATCATAGGTCCGGTTATTGAAAAACAACAAAAAATTATAAATGATTGTGTTGAAAAAAAATTAACATTATCCAAACTACAAGCCGGTATGTGGGAAAAATCTAATAACTCAACTAATTCAGGTGGGGGATTCTCAATTACCGATTTAGGAGATGATGAATTATTAAGAACGTTAATGGAGAAAGATATTTCAAAAGATAACGATTCTTATAAAATGAAAAAATAATATACTATGCCATCATTAGACATAAATTTTGATTATAACAAAATTCAAAAAAAACTTAACGCGACTAAATCTTTTACAGATATTAAGTCGCAATATGATGAGGCAAATAAAAAGGCGGGAGAATCTTTTGAGAAGACAAAATCCCAAGTTTCCGAATCGTTAACAAGTGTTAAAAATCAAACTAAAAGATATCAAAAACAAGTTAAGAATCAGTTTGAACAACTTTTAGATTTAACCAATATGTCCGGAGGAAACGGTAGTGGTTCTCCAAAATATATTAAAAGACTTTTAATTAGAACAATTAAAAACGTTCAACCAAGATTACGAACAATAGTTATCAAAGATTGTTTAACCGCATTAGGTTGTGACCAGCAACAAACGTATACATCCTCCGGTCCTGTTTATGTGAGAGTTAGTTCTGTTGATTTATTTAATAGACTATTAATTGACCCTCAAGACGAAGTAGGCGCAATTATTTATGAGAAAAATTTACCTCAACCAGGTCAGATTCCATTCTCAATGAATAGACAATTACACGCATTAACAACACAAACTACAACTTATAATTACATCGGTAAATCAGGACAACCTTTATTTGATATTTCATATACAAATTCAGGTCCAAATGGTTTGAATGGTGATTGGTTTAAAGTTGATTTGAGTGGAGCTAGAGCAAACCCTCTTAAAGTTGGTGAATTTATGGTGGATTATTATGATACCATAAGAATGTCTGAAGATACTGATATAATAGGTTCAATTATGGAATCTTTGTCCGGTGCAATATCTATGAAAATTAATGCCGGAACATCACAAGTTCAAAACGCCAGTCAAGCCGAAGTAATATTAGCAAGAATATTAGGTCTTTGTTTTGATAGTGGTGGTAATGAAATAGACACTAGTGGTATTTCAAAACTTGCTGAATTAGATGGTATTGATGATTCATTTTTTGAGTTTACAGATATTGATTTAAGAAATATTGACATTAGAACCGCAAACATTAAAAAAGGAGTTATTCAATTTGAAGATTGTGATAATATAGAACTACCTGTTAATTTTAACGAAATTGTTGGTGCATTAGGTCAATTGAATCATTATGAAGGTTCTGAGTTTGAAAATGCAGCAAATAACGTAACTAATGTATTGGCTAATAATCCAGCTTGGGCTGGTATTGGTATAAACATTGACCCTCAAGTTGTTGTTGATACTAATTTTATAAAATTAATAACTAACGGAATGATTGGGGCATTAATCACTCCAAAAATGATATTACCAATAATTGTTATGTATAAAGCTTTAGGTAATATATTGGCGGATAATATAAAATCATTCACTGACTTCGCAAAAATATTTAAAAAATTCTTTATTAATTTAGTATCCAAAGTAGGTGCAATCTTTGTTGAGGAATTATATAAATTAATTAAAGAAGATATTTTAAAATTAGTTCAACAAGTTATCCAAGATATTGCTAAAGAAAAAATTGTTAAAAAATACGCAATGATATTAAAATTATTGGCGTTATTATTGGCGATTATTGGATTAATAACTGATTATCGTAAATGTAAAAATTTAATTGACGATATTCTTGCATTATTAAATTTATTAAATGTTCCGGGATTTGGTAGTGACATTCCATTACCAATATTATACGCAGCTCAATTATTGGATGGTTATTCAGAATCAAGAGCGTTTATTGGTGCTATTGAAGAAATGCAAAGTTTGGGTATCCCAACCGGAGCGATGCCAAGTGGTGCACCAAATTTTGATATATTAGGTAAATTTGGACAAATGAAAGCTATGGCATTAGAAGAAGCCGAAAATAATAAACTTCAAGTCGCTGTTGGACCTTTAACGGTTACTCCCGCGTTTTTAACTGTTCCAACAAGTTCATACGGTAAAAAATTCTAATTATGAATAAAAAAGAAAAATCTGAAAAAGTATTACAAATTATTAAAGAATATAAAACATCTTCAAATAAAGATTTAATGCTTGCTATGGATTGTATTCAAGAAGATTTTGAATACACTAAAAACTTAGTATTAAAATCAACAGAACAATTAGATAAGTTAGAATTAACTTACAATACGATATTAAAAGAATATAACAAAAGAGTGAAACCAAATGGAAATTAATAATCAAAATATTCATCAAATAATATTTCCTGGTTATGTTTACGATAACCAAGACCCTATGATGTTAGGAAGACTTCGTGTTATTCCGGAAACAAAAAATTATAATGATATCATAGCGTCAGTAGCCAATTGGAATGAAGAAACAGATAAATGGACATCCAAAGACCCGTTAATTTTTTTACCTTTATTACCGTTTTATATTAGCCAAACACCTAAAAAAGACGAATATGTTCATATTATTTATATGAACAAAAAATTCCCATTTCAAAACCAATTCTATATACAGGGTCCGTTTTCATCCCCAATGACAACACCTTTTGAAAATTTTCAAGGAGCTAAAAAATTCTTAGCCACAGGGGATAGAATTAAACAAGGATTGAGTCTTAAAAATCAAGATGGAGAATATCGTGATGATAATAGTAAAGGTGTCTTCCCTGAACCGGGTGATAACGCTTTATTAGGTCGAGGAACTGCAGATGTTATTGTTAAAGAAAATGAAGTTTTAATTCGTGCAGGTAAAACAAAAGAATTGTCTAAAGATAAATTTCCAATAGGTAATCAAAATAGAGCGTTTTTACAATTAACAAGGTTTACACAAACTAAACAAACGTTACCAACCGAAACAAATTATCGATTAGTTCAAGATATTCAATTAGTTAAGAAAATGATTGTTTGGGATATATCAACTTTAAACTCAAGTGCCGACGCATTTACAGGTTCAGTTAAATTATATAATCTTAAACCAAGTGCTAAAATTAATACAGAAAATTTTAAATACGACACAATATTAAATTTAACTAGTGGTGAAGATTATGGTGTTGAATTAGAATCGGTATCATTTATGGGTAAAACTTTTACTGATTCCGTTAAAACTATCAACGATTTTATTTCTAAAGTATTTGACCCAAATGTAACATTTACAGGGATTACAATAAATAACCCACAAAATTTTGGTGGTCAATTCCCTTTTGTTGTAACACCGTCAAAACAAACATATGAAATTGGTAAAAAATTCGCACCAACATCCGCATTAGGTGAGATTCTTGAATATATTAATTACAAAAGATTTTTTAATAATATTAAATTAAATAACTCAAAAGAAGATGGTTGGTTTTTGGTTTCTGATAATAAAGGGGGTAAACCATTATTTGGTCCTTTATCAAATGTAAAAGAGGAATCTATTACTCCAACAACATTTAAAAGTGAGGATATCAGTTATGGTGTGTTAGGTGCTCAAAAAGTATTTTTATTATCTCAAAATTCTACAAGTCCTAAAGGACAAATTAATATTGCGAATACATTATATGGTATACCACAAGATAAATTTGTTGGAGCGGGAGATACATTATTTGAAAAAACTTATTCAACCGTTAGAGGTGAAGAACTAATAAAACTAATTGAGAAAATAGTTGACTTCTTAAACAATCACGTTCACCCTCACGCCAATATGGTTCCGGATGAAGCAACTCAAGGTTCTAAAACAACTAAGACCAGTATCAACCAATTATTATCCGATGTAAATAATACTGTCCTAAATCAAAATATTCGAATAAACTAAATATTTATTGTTAAAAGATTTTATGTCAATTAACAATTCATATTTCAGTAAGAACAACACACTCATATCTCATAGCTTAACAAACACAGGAAGAAATCCTGTGACTGAGCTATTTTATGGTTCGTTAGCAACATCACAATATCCAAACGGTTTTAGCCGATTTATCTTTGATTTAGACCTAACTCTATTACAAGAAAAAGTTTCTGATGGAACTATTTCAACAACTTGTAATGATACTATGGTTCATACATTAAGAATGGTTAATACATCAACTTTTAATCTTGAAACATTAAATACAACAACATCTCAAGGTAGATTAAGAGCAACATCATTTGATTTAATATTATTTAGAATCCCTAACAACCAATTATGGGATGAAGGGGTTGGATACGACTTCGCAGATTTGATATACGATTATAGTAATTCTGATAAAAATTTCTCAACAAGACCATCCAATTGGATTCAAACCACAACATTAAGTGGTTGGACTGAACCGGGTATCTATAACAATATTAATTCAGGTTCAACACCATATAGTGCCATAACAATAGTTGATACTCAACACTTCCAATTTGGAAATGAAAATATTTCATTTGATATGACAAGTGAAATTAATAGTATTTTAACGGGGGGATTAACCGGAGTTACTGGTTGGGGTATTGCTTATCTACCTCAAATTGAAAATTTAACAGGGTTAACCGAAAACTATGAAGTTCAATTTTTTACAAGACATACCCAAACATTCTACGAACCATTCTTAGAAACAAACTACGATGACATAATTGATGATGATAGAAATAACTTTTCATTAGGTAAAGTAAATAAGTTATACCTATATCTATATGAAGACGGTAACCCAATTAATTTAGATTCATTACCCTCAGTATCAATTTCTGACGCAAGTGGAACACCAATACTTGGATTATCAACACCTAATTTAAGTGTTTGCCAAAGAACAAAAGGGGTTTATGAAGTTATTATCCCACCATTATTAGGATACAAAACACCTTGTTCATTTTATGATGTTTGGAGCGATTTATACATAAACGGATTTCAAGTAGATGATATAACAAATAGTTTCACATTATACCCATTTAAAAAATCAATCCAAATTGGAACAACAACTCAAGACCCAAAAGTTTATGGTTTTGATTTTTACGGTATCAAACAAGATGAAAAAATATACAACACAGATATTAGAAAAGTCGGAGTGGTTATCAAACAAGCTTACACTACTCAAAAATTATTACCAAACGTTGACGCTTATTATAGAGTATATGTTCGTGAAGGTCAAACTGAAGTTCAAGTTCAAGATTGGACAAAAATAAATAAAACCCCAAATGAATACTATTTTATGTTTGATACTCGAGATAAAATACCTAACGAATATTACATTGATTTAAAGGTAACTAGTAGTGGGGAAATAAACACATATAAAAAACAAATCAAATTCCAAATAGTAAATCTAAAATATTTGGAATAATCAGATATTTATAAATAAAAAATTATGGCAAATAGATATTTTACAGGAACAAGCTGTGGTGATAGTTCATATATAACATTCATTGCTGATGACACAATCCTTACAGCGAATACACTTAACAAAATTTATCAATTAGGTAGTGGTCAGTGTATTACCTTAACGGCATCAGGTGCAACCACAAACAATTACGTTACCGCAGGTATCTTTTATGGTCCTTATACTTCTTGTACTCAATGTATAACACCGGCTAACTCAGCAGGAAACACATCAATAATATGTGCCACTTGTGATGGCTCAACTTTTACTGCAACAACAGTTTCTCACGGAATATACACTAACGGACAAAATAGAGCAATTTCACAAAATAACACGGTTTCCATCGGAGGCTTTAACGGATTAAATAACTAAATAAAAAAAGAGAAATTAATTTTTCTCTTTTTTTTTTACCATTTTATTTTTTATTGTCAAAAATATCCTTACATTTGTACCATAAATAAAATCAAGGACAAAATGAAAAGAATATTTAAATTTTTTAAAAGATTAGCGATTAGACGTATTGCAAAGGCAAGAAATCAATTTGATTACCAAGACCCGGGATTATTGGGTGATGTTCATATCTGTAAAGCAATCTGTCGTAAACTTATTACAAGTGAAGGTTCTAAATTTTTAATCGCACCATTATCAGCACAAAGATATATTAAACATTCTGAACTTGGAATATTCGTTATCCTTGACGATAAAAAAATTAGTGTAATCAATCACGAATACTACTATAGTAATATCTTAATGTCAAATAGAGATTGGGATAAACTAACAAAGATGTATGATACAAAAGTAGAACGCATCCGACAAGAATTAAAAAATGAAATGAAATCTCAAATCAAATACTCCTTAAAGAATATTTTAGATAGAGTGGACAAATCTAAAAAAACAAAAACTCCTACTGAGTAAGGGTTTTTTTATTTAAAACATATCTTCAAGTTTATCTAAATGTTTTTTAACAATCTCTAAGTCACCAATGTCGGTATAATCAAATCCTTTACTCTTTAAAGTCTGAACCTCAGTGTGTAAATGTAACATCATTTGTTTAATCATATTTGACATTGTAGGATACGATTCAATCATTTTATCCAAATGATAAGATTCTTTTGGTAATTTTAAAACATCCCCAATTTTCTTAACCCAATCCTTACCATAATTGTCCGCATCCATTTCCATCTCCCAATAGATTTTAAAGAACTCTTCAAAATCCTCAATATCCCCCATATATGAATCCTTCATATCAAAATCCTTCATTTGTTGTTCGTGTTTTAATTCGTGGAATAACACATAAACAAACGAGGCAAAATTGGAAAACATCTCAGGTGAACATATTATAATCATATTACTTGTTCTCACACCTTTAAAACCAGTGTTACAAGAATTTAATACTTTTATCACATACCCTCTATCCTGAATAAAATCTTTTATCTTTTCAGCAATTAAATTAAAATGATTAATTTTATCCTCAGGAATATCTTTTCTAAATTTATCAATAACTCTATCGTAATTTGAACTTGTTTTTAGACCATTTGGGACAATATCTTCCAAAATGGTATCATTGGTTATCTCAACCCATTCTGTTACAATAGGGACTATTTTCTGACCTTTTTTGCCGGGCGTTTGATTAATGTTATCACCATCATCATCATTCATCATAGGGTGATTTTTAATTTTTTTAGAAATTTTTAAGGCTTCCCTCTCCATTTTAACAATCTTATTCTTTGGAGTACTCATTTGACCATCATAACTATCATACGCCAACTCAGCATCATCATATTTTGATGTCGCCACAGTGAAAGGTTGTAATTGTTCTTTATTAAAAAGTCTAACACCCGGACTCATTGGAATTCTAAATGAACCCGAACCACCAGTACCTGTCGCCTCTTTAATCTGTATTTTGTTATTTTTGTTCATATACTTATAAATATACTAAAATTTAATTATGGAACAACAACCTGAACTATTTGGAAAGTTATTTGAATCAATCCCAATTCACACCGAAGAACACTTAGACGCAATCCTTGATACTATGACAAAGGAACACGCAATCTATTACCTAACACAAGCCGTAAAATACGCATACCAAGCAGGAATATACTCAATAGGTGAATGTGAAGTAATCTCAAAATCAATTAGAATCACCAATAAAAAAGAAAAAGAGGACTAATTGTCCTCTAATATTTTATTCGACTTACGGATATTTTCCTCACCCCACATTGGTTGAAGATTATCCAAACACCAACACTTCATAAACTCCTCGTCTCCAATTTCCTGTATGTCAAATGATGTAATAGGTAATTTATGGTCTACGTGCCATACCCCGTAATTTTCCCACGTCATATCATCCTTAAATTGGTTTTCTAAATGAACAATCAATTCCTCAGGACTATATTGTAGAACATCAAAGTAATGTCCGTTCTTCTCCACATTACTCTCCTTTAAAACCTGATATATCGCAGTTCTGAAATTAGAGATTAGTTTATAGAGGGGGTCAGACGATTTACGATTTCTTTCGTAATCACGTTTTATTTGACGAATTTTATCTACATTATTTTCTCGGTACTCTTTAATATATTCATTCCATTTATCTTTGTTATTTTCATACCAAATTTTATGTTTTTTAGATAATTTTTCTTTATTTTTTTCTCTGTATTTTTTATCAGCAACTTTTTTACCCCCAATATTTCTTCTACCGGATGGACCAAGAACAACACCATTATCTCTTAATGTATTTAGAACAATTGTTTTATGTATTTTTAATTTTTCACTAATAGTGGGGGAACCTAATAAATCTTCAGTATAAAGTTTTATGATTTCACTGACCTGTGATTCTGTTAATTCTATTTTTCTCATATTAATAAATATAATATATTTGTCCAAAAAATCAACTATAACAAAATTAAAATAAAAAAAAGGGACATATAGTCCCTTTTTGTTAAATATTTTAAGATTTTGATTATCTCAATTCTCTTAAATCGAATGTTCTAACACCATCAACAGTAATTCTTCCGTAAAAGCGATTGTTGACCATCTTCTTAGCGTAACGGGTCATAATACCTTTTATCGGTGTAAAGTTGAATGGGTTGTACATTGTTGGAGTTAATTGTAACGGTACATACGGTGCGTAGATGTATCCTGTGTCTAACAATGATGTTCCTTTGTGTCCTACTAACACTGTGTTAGCTGGGAAGTAAGGGTCACGGTAAACTTGGTAACGTCCTGCTAATGTTCCAACTCTCTCAATACCCATATTGTATTGGTCTTGCTCAGGAGACGCGTTAGATACGTGGAAGTATTCTAAATCGTCAAAGATAGCAGAGATTTCAGAAGAAACCACAATCCAGTTAGCACCACCTCTTAAAGTAGATTTGTGGATTTGAGCTGATAATTGGTTAATCGCTGTGATTAACGTTTGGTTCCAGTCTTTTTGAGTGTAGTTTGTAGTTGCAGAAATTCTTCTCCATCCGTTGTAATCCCATCTTAAAGTCCAAGCTGCACCTTTACGTAAATCTCTTAAGATTTCACGGTCGATTTCAGCCGCAACTTGTTCAGATAATAAAGCTGTTAATTCAGCTTCAGCATCGATGTTATGGAAAGCCGCAACGTCTTGAGCTAACTCAGGAGACCATTGTGCTCTTAATTTTCTTTCAGTTACAGAAACTGTTACAGAATCTAAGTCGAAAGAAACCTCACCGATTTTATCTTCGAATTCTAATTCTTCGTAACGTCTGAATACCGCTTTAATGTTAGTTTGACTCGCTGATACACCACTCCAAGTAGCTGCTAATAAAGTAGCTCCTGAGTATCCATCAGGTGTTGATTGACTACAAGATACACATACAGGTACTTGAGTATCAATTTCTAAGTAAATAGTACCTTGTGCAGAACAGATATTTTTGAATGAACCTCCATTACCATCTGATGCCCAAGAAGTTTGACTTGTACTACCATATTGAACAATTCCTTGACCATATTTTTGAGTAACAACTCTAAATAATAAGTTAGTAAATGTATTTGTTCCTAATTGAGCCGCAACTGCCGCGTTATCAGTATACAATTTAAGACCTGATAAGAATTCTTCAGTATCCATTTCTTGACCCATAGGACCAATTAATTTTCCATCACCTGTGTTAGAGAAACCTGACATAGCGATTAAGATTTTTCTAAATTCAGTGTTTGCTGTTGTAGTATATGCTGCAGGAATTAACGCTCCATTAGACCATTGTACTGTAGTACAAGATGCTGTAATAGCTGACCATCTACCTTTAGAATAATCAAATAAACCTTCAGGGTCTAAACCTGGTTCAGTTCCTTCGTAGAATAAATCATAAAGGTTTTTTTGGTAAGCACCTGTGTCAGTACCATAACCAGCACCCGGATTACCAGGATAGTTACCCGGAGAACCTACCGGTGCGTAGTGTTGACCTGAATTAGCCTCAATACCATTTGCAGAAGTCGCTCCTGTATATCCTTGAATTTTAGGTACAAAGAAGAATAATTTACCGATTGGTAAATTCATTGCTTGTACAGATACGATTTCATTCGCTAATAATTTAGAGAATACTCTTCTTACGATAGGGAAAACAACAGTTTCAAAAGCTCCGTTAGAACCTTCACCTGTAGCTTCGTTTATCAAGAAAGACGCTTGGTTCTCATATAACTGAGCTACGTTTTCTCTCATATGTCCTTTAAGACCTTCTAGGAATCCTAATTTATCCCATTTGTTGATTGTGTCTTCTTTAATAACTTTAAGGTGTTTTAACCCAATGTTACCTACAAGACCTGATTCTAATAATGCTCCCATTTTTTTGGTTTTTATTAATTTTAATTTATTTATTTTTATTTTATTTTTGTCATTAAATCTTTCATTCTTAAGAACTGTGGATTCTCATATGTTTTAGATTCAATTAAGTTAACTGCTCCTGTAGAAGGTGATTTTGCAATTGTTCTCTCGATTGACTCATTCATAGATTGAGTTTTAGTTCCTGCAGATAATTCGTTTTTAACAACTTGATATAAATTTTTAGATTCTTTAATAGTTTCAACACTATCAAATCTTCTTAAAATGTTAATTTTTTCTTGTTTTGATGTTGAGTGTTCAGTGAACAAACGTGTAGCGTAAGCTAAGTTTGAGTTGAATACCGCAACCTCGTTTAATTTACTTCTAAAAACATTAAGTGCTTTTCTGTATTCTTCATTTTTTTCTCTAAGAATTTGTAATTCTTTGTTTGAAGAACTTTCTTTAATATTCGCATTAAAACTTGAATGAGCAAATGGTTTAGGTAAACCACCTTTTCTGAAATTAGACCCCATACCTAAAGTACGAACTCCTTCTTTAGTTTCAGATTTTTTCACAATAGGTTTTTTTGTTACTTCTTCTTTAGACTCAACTTTTTTAACCATTTTGTTTTTACCTAATTTATTACCAGCGTTTTCACCTTCTTTATATTCAAATTTAGGTTTTCCGGTAAATCTTGTAGGTTTAGCGTGGTCAGCGTGTTTCAACTTTGTTGGAGTTGCAAAACCATCACCTAAACTTGGATTTTTGTCGTATTTGAATTTAGATGGATTTCCAATGTTTTTACCAACAGGTTTTACAGACATTTTTTTAGATTCAGATTCGTAGATAGATTCATCCATCTCTTCTTCATCCTCTTCATCATCCATTTCGATTTCATAAACGATTTCATCGTCCATATCATCTTCTTCATCCATTTCAAAATCTTTGTAGTGTCCATCACGTCTTTTAAAATCGTGGTCATTTCCACCCCATTCTTCGTCTTCGTCGTCCATATCTTCATCATCAGAACTAAACATTCTTTCAACAATACTTTCGATAGTTTCACCATCCATATCGTCTTCATCCATATCGTCTTCATCCATTTCTTCCCAAGACTCGTCCATTTCTTCTTCTTCACCTTCACCAACAATCATATACTCTTTACCGGTTCCCTCATCTTTTAAGTGAGTGTTTCCTTTGTCGTCTTTTGTAACAACAATGTTATCATCCGGTCCCATAAGTTGAAATACTCTAAGTACTTCTTCATCGTCAGCATCAGTTAAGTCGATAGTGTCTTCGTCGTCCATATCTTCTTCGTCGTCACCGTCTTCATCTGAGTCGTCAGTATCATCAGTATCAATTTCGTCACCGTCATCTTCTGCATCATCACCAAATTTAATATCGGCGATATCCTCAGAACCTTCAGGTCCTTCCATTTCAACGTCATCAGTTTCAACCTCATCATCTGCTTGTTCAGTTAGAGATTCTTTTACTAGGTCTTTGATTTCTTGTTTCATAGTAGAAGCAAGTATTCCTTTTGCGTTTTCAGCTACCGCTTCTTCCAAATTTTTCATTTGGATGATAGCCTCTTCAACTAAAGATTTTTCTTTTGCCATTGTTTTTATATAGTTTTTAATATATAAATATCTCCCAATATGAAAAAAGTTTAAATTAAACTTAAATCACATTAGGTTTTTTATACATTGATAAATATCACCATAAAATAAAAAGCATAAAAAAAGAGGACATATAGTCCTCTTTTATTTAATAATTAAGATTTTAATTACTCAATAACTTCGTCGATTTTACTTTCAACAATTGATGTGATTCTCCACTCCATTGTGTAATGTTCAAAAACTTTAGTAACTTTAGCCTCTACATCAGTAGGGTTGTAACCACTTACTAATTTTTCTTCTCTCATTTTTTTAATCTTTCCTGATTCGTTATCAACTGAATCTAAGGTAACTTTTGCGATAAAATACTTTTCTTCCATTTTTTGTTATTTATTTAGTATCCCAAATAATCGTTTAATTTTTTCATTAAGTCAAGCGATTTGTTTCCGGAATCTCCAACGTGTCTTTCAACACTCATTTTTTTCTCTTCTTCTAAGTTCTCATCGTATAGATGTTTGTCATCTTTATTTAAGAATAGATATGCTCCCGGAGTTGAAGGTGACGATACTAAGTCAAAACAGATTAATTCAAAATCATCCTGTACTTCATTTTGTTCCCCAATTTTTTTAAGTGACCCTACACCTCTTGAAGAGATACCTAACGTAACTCCTTGTCTAAGGTAGTTAGCGGCTAAGTCACCTTTGGTTGACACAATCCCTCTTTCGTGGAATCCCGGTGAAGTAAGTAATTTAATCTTACCCATTAGGACATTACCTTCCCACCATACTTCAGTGATTGCGTGAGATACTCTATCTAAATCGATTAGAGATGATTCAGGGTGATTTAACTCAGATAGAGCAGTTCCCTTCTTAATCATTTTTTTATAGTTCTCAGCCTCTCTTTTTAATATACGTTCAGGATATGTTCTACCATTTCTATTTGGGGTGTCATATTTTTGTAATACGGCATAAAATTCAAATGGTTTTGAGTGGTCTAACATTTCGTTAGATTCTCTAATTAAAGTTTCATTACGAGTATCATTTGGGTTAACATACCCTGCATCGTATTCAACTAATATACCTTTTCCTGATTCGTTCGGTTGTAATATTCTTAAACTCATTTCAAATGTTTTATTTATAAATATTAAACATTCTCGGTTTGTAACGATTCTTCTATTAATTTGCTCTTTTTGGTTAGATAAAAATTAAAATTTTCATTGTTTAAAAAATTATCTTTAAAAATTTGATGTGTAATTTGTTGTAACGATTCTTTGATTTCATTTCCTTTAAAATCCATATCTTCTTGGATTAGGTAAAAATTTATTTCAAGATTCATAAATGATTTTTTATTTACATTTAGTCCGCTGGACCTTAAATCTAAATCTACTATAAATTTTTCATCAAAAATTTTTTTGTTTATTGTCTCGTAAATTGAGTGTTTGATACTTCTACTTAGGTTAAGGACTGTTCTTGTCCAATTATCACATTCATAAATTGGTTCGACCCAAGTTTGTATGTTTAAGTAGAGAGATTTGAGTTGGATTGAATCTACCGTTCCATATACAATTTTAGCTGTTTTGAATCCGTGTAGTAGAGAAGTTTTTCCCTTTTTCATTAAATTTCATATTTTCCCGTTTATTTTTTAAAATAATAGGGATTTTTATGTGTAATGTCAAAACTTTTTTGTAGGAGGAAGATATATGTATTATATGATAATAGTAAAACTAAATAACAACGTAACGATTGAAAAGGCTTTAAAACTTTATAAAAGTAAAGTTATTAAGACTCGTCAAAGTGGGGAACTTTTTAAAAGAAAGGAATTTGTTAAGAAGTCTGTTATTAAGAGAAATGAACTTTCTAAGGCTAAGTATGTCCAAAAAAAGTTCAATTCTGATAATGATTAAAGATTCTCTTTAAGATTCTTAAGTTTGAAGTACGTAAGTTTATCGTATTTTTCAGAAATCACTTTTGAAATAGTTTCATCAATTCTTGTTTGCATTGATTTATCAGTGCTAGCATCTTTCATTTCCGTTAGTTTCGTAACCACGCTTTCTTTGATTGTATTATATTTTTCATTCAATGTTGAATCGTCTTCTGATAACAAATCAATTAATTCTTTTTTATCCGATTCATTTAAACCATCAATATAACTTTTGATAGTTTTGTTTGCAACACTTACCATAGTTGATAATGGTAGGTCAATTCCTTCAGTTTTTGTGATTGGTAATTTTTTAAGAGATTCTGAAATAACTTTTCTACTTTTGATTTTAGATTCAATAGTTAAAACATCGTTAGAGAATAACGTATCAATATCTGTATAGTTATTTTCAACATTTTTATTTCCAACCCAAGCAACGATTTTGTTGATATCCGATTGTTTTATTTTGTTTACAGTATTCTCGTAAAGTTTAATACTCTCATTGATATAATCGTTACAGTAAGATTCACTTAATGATTTTGGAGAACCCAATTCATCGTATAAGTAAAACAACTTGCAAATGTTTTTATTTTCAATAACAAGTTTCTTAAATGTTTTTAATTCGTTTTTGAATGTGTCGTTAGCGTATGATTCTAATAACACATTTTCTATTCTTGATTTTAGTAATCCAAAATTTTTCATATCTAATTTTTATTATAAATATCTAATCTTTTAGAAGTTTACCTAATTGTTCTTCAATATCTCCTAAAGAATTTTTTCCTTTGGATAAATCAATGTATGATTCATCTTCGGTTAATGATGCACTCTCAACTAAAATTTTTAAATTATCTCTCTTAAATGACTCAGGAGTTACTTCACCACCCGGTGCTGGTGCCGGAGCTTCAGGTGCCGGAGCTTCAGGTGCTCCTGCTTCAGGTGCTCCACCCGGTTCAGGTCCACCTAAACTTTCCATTCCTCCTCCGAAGCCTCCTCCTCCACCAGGAGGTGGTGGTGGGGATGACGGTGCCGCTCCACCTGCAGTTGTACCTGAAGGAGCGTTACCGTATAATTTATCAATATTATCAAAGATTCCCGTATGAGTAATAATAGTTGCGGTGTTTGCTAATTCAGCTCCTACAGCCATCTCAATTCTTTGTTGTTGTAAATCAAGTTTAATTTCCTCATCTGAGAATCCTAAAATATGTTTCTTAGCCCACGATACAGATACCGGAGCGATTCCCGCAATTGCTGCAACACCTTGTTGGTATAACGCAATTTTTTCTTTCCAAAGTTCAATTTTTAATAAATCGGCTTGTGATGATGGGTTTGTTAACGCTAGTGTAAAGTTTGATAATTCATCTTCAAAACCTAATAGAAATAAATGAATGATTGCAATTTTATTTAATTCAGCAATCATAGATTTTTGAATTTTATTAATTGTTCTTGCAAAACGAATATCCATTAAAGATAAATTTTTACCATCACCAGCAGTTTCCTCAAAACCTAAGAACGCTTTTGGAACACGAAGTGCTGTTAATAATTTCTTTTGGATATATTCGATATCGGCAATTTCAGATAAGTTTGTTGCTCCCGGTAATGTATCAATTGGTGATGCGGCCGCTGGGTCTCTAACAGGAATAAAGTAATCTTGGTCAACGGCCATTTGATTAAATCTCATATCCACATTACCTGTTTTAGAATCCACAACTTGGTCTCTTTTAAATTTGTTCGCCACACGTTGTACATACGCTTCAACATCTTTATCATCCATATTCCCAACGAATACTTTGAATACACGTCTTTCAGGGGCTCTTGATGTTCTATAGATTAACATCGCGTCTTCAGACAACAATAATTGTTTCCAAATACGTCTTGCTTTTTCTAACATAGATGTTCCGTATGGGAGTTTTCTGTCATCACCTAATAATCTAAAGTGAGCAATCTCCCAAGAGTTGAACTCCATATCTTTGGCTTTCCATTTAAATCTTAGTCCTTTATTTTCCGCAGGTTCTTCAATATTTGCAGATTTGGCCGCCATACCTCTTTCCAAACGCTCAATTTCAATGTTTGGTAATTGCATACAACCAACAATACCTTTATCAGAATCCAATTTTAAATAAACAAAGTTATCACCATATTTACAAGTATTTCTTGTCCACATAGTTAAGTTTGTATTGATATCTAATACATTGTTAAATAAATCGGCTAGTATGGATTTTATTCTTTTTGATTCGGAATAAATTTGTAACATATAACCATTCTCATCAACAGTTGTTGATTCTTCACCATAAATGTCTAACGCCGCTGATATTTCAGGGGTATATTCCATTGACTCGTAATCATAGAATGAAGCTAAACGAGTTGGTTCATAATAAACGGCTTGAGTATATAAGTTACTTTCAATTTTAGTCCATTGATTAGATAAATAAAAAGTTTGTTGAGCTTGTAATTTTTCTCTTTCATATTCGGCTTGAGAAGTAGTTTTTAATAACTCTTTTTTGTCAAGCTTATATGTTGGGTAGTCTTGATTTAATAGGGAATTTGGACCAAAGGCTCTTGATAACCTCTGCCAAACCGTTAAATCGTTATTTTGATTATTTTCCATATTATAAATTTAATTATATTTTTTCTTATATAAATACTTGATAATTCTACATTCCACTTCCGTCATAATTATCGGTTGTTAATATTTCTAAAATTGTTCCGTTATAAAAAAGTTAATCTTTTATTAATCTCACTGAGAGTCCATTAGCTTTACTAATTACACTACTATTGATATTAGTACTATTATAAGCAATATATCGGTAATAAGCGAATGTTAATATAAAGTCTGTTGAACTCCACCATAATCCCTGATTATTAATAAGGTTAAAGGATGTTGTACGTATTCCTCCACCAAACGCTGAAAATCCGCTAGAATTAGTTGCCTGATTAGGTGTTAACCAATGACAACCACCCGTTTCTTTCATTGCTCCACCAGCAGGACTTATTCCTCCTAAATAATTTACAAGAGTTGTCCATTCGGTATCAGAAGGAATGTGATAACCGGTTGGGGCCAACCCTCTTGGGTCAGTTACCGCATACCAATTGTATAATTTTCCGTAAGTTGTTCCTGTAACCGAATCATTGTTATAGTAACACCAAGCACCTGTGGTTAAATTATTCCAAGTTGTTTGGTCAGTAACTTGAGGAATTACATCACCGTTACGATAAGTTGTTACATCTAAATTACATTTTGACCACGTTTGAGTCCCAATTGTTATATCCTGTACCGTACAATTTGGGCACGGATTTAATGTCGGTGTAGGTGTAGGTGTTTTAGTAAGTGTAGGTGTAGGTGTTTGAGTCGGAGTTAAAGTATTCGTTGGTGTAAGTGTTGGCGTAGGTGTAGGTGTTGGTGTGTTTGTATTTGTAGGTGTCATTGTAGGTGTCATTGTAGGTGTAGTACTTGGTGTTGGTGTGTTAGTACTTGTTTGAGTAGGCGTTGGTGTTTGAGTCGGAGTTAAAGTATTCGTTGGTGTAAGTGTTGGCGTAACCGTAGGAGTAACCGTAGGAGTTGGCGTAGTAGTTGGTGTAGAAGTAATCGTAGGTGTTGGTGTTGGTGTTAATGTAGGTGTTATTGTTGGAGTAGGTGTTGGGGTAGGGCAAATAAACGTACCACAAGCAGGAATATCGTCAAAATTTGTTATTATTGTTATTATACCATCCACAACTGTTACGACATAAAGAGGTGGTGTATATATATCCGGATTTGAGGGGTATGAATTAGGTCCATACACATAATTACCTGTGAATATTTCCGGAATCCCAAATGAATTGTAAAATTGTGTTCCAACATTAAAACCAATCTTTGAATAATAATAAAACTCAGACCCATTTACTTGGACTAAAGGATTAAAGGCTTTAGTAAAGTAACATTTTACATCACCAACCCCTAACGAACTAAAATTCCAATTTAGTACCCCGCAAATCGTAGCACTATACGATAAAATCACAATTGAGTATGTAGGTATAAATGTTGGTGTAATACTTGGTGTTGGTGTTATAGTTTGAGTTGGAGTAAGTGTTGGAGTAAGTGTTGGCGTAATAGTTGGTGTAGGTGTTGGAGTCGGAGGATTACCTTCACTTATAGAACTAGGTTTAGGAAAATGTTTTGTAATGTTAAGGTTATCTCCATTTTTAACATTAAAAATCCCTTGACCATTCACATTAAGTTTTGAGCCCGCAATAATATTACCTGATTTTTTTCTACTAACAAAATCACCCCCCTTAAAATTGTTTTGAACAATTACTTGGTTTGGTTTTGTTTCTTGTGTTAAATCTAGATTTATACTAACTGGAACTTCAATACTTCTCTTTCTATCTGAGATACCCATTTATTCTTTTTAAATAAATATTATCACATACCAAATAACCAACCATATTTTTGATAATCTTCACGACTAACTTGTTGGCTACCAAATTGATTAATTCTATCTTGGTAATGTGGAATAACAGGGTCAAAATTAATATTCTCTTTAATTGCTTCATTATTACTCACAGACCAAGAATCAATCATTGCTTTGGTTTGTTCGGTAACCTTACTTAATTTACTAAAAGAAGATTCTGCGACGTAAGTTGCCATCGCAATTGACATAATTAAGTCATCGTGATGTCCTTTTTGGTGGTCAGGACGACCATTGATATAAACAAAGGTATTCATCTCGTTGTATAAACGAGCACTATAAATTCTAAATTTATGTCTCATCACTTCTTCAAATGACGCAATAATTTGAACCCTTTTATTGTTAAAATTTATTCCAGGAATTTTATCCATTGCTTTTGGGTCATATTTCCATTTGTTTGATAAATCAAGACCATCAACATATAAATCCCGATAATTCATTTCTTGTAGTTTTCTGGCGGTTGAAACACCCATTCCACCGGTGATATCAATAACCACAAAACAAGAATATATTGTCGCCCATTTATGACAAATTTCCGCCATTGTATCAGGAGGTAATTTTCCCACATATTCCGCAACTTGTTCCTGAGTATCAAAATCTATAATTTGAAATGAACTAAAATCTTCAGAATCCCCACGGGAAACATCGACACCCATAATATATTTGTGACCAACAACCGGTTCTTTCCAAATCCAAAGAGCGTTACCCATCATTTTACTAATAGGTTCAAGAACCATATTTTCACGAATATTTTGCATCATAAGAGAATCAAATACATTATCTCCGGAACCTAAGAAGTTACATTCCAACTCCTGAGATACTTTACGTTTATCGTATTTTAATTTCTTTACCATCGCCTCAAACCAAGATGAACAGGGTTTGTATCCGTCAGCCATTAGTAATTTAACATCATCAAAGTTTCTTGCATCATATGATTTACTACCCCAATCAATAAAATCATTAGGGTTATATTCTTCTTTGTTTAATAAATAATGGATTATGTTTTCCGTTTTAACAAAATATAAATCTTTTGTATATCTAGGGTCTCTATACCAAAACATCTCCGTAATTTTGAAGTCATTCATATTACGTAACGCTTGGTCATATATTTCATAGTAAATTGGGTCATATCCGTTAGGTGTTGAAACCACAATTACTTTACCCCCCGTAGATAGGGATGCCATACAGGCAGACCAGAAATCACTATCGGCTTCAATAAACGCAGCCTCGTCAAATACAAGTATGGTAGGTGTAAATCCACGTAACGCATCCTTAGATGTTGCAACGGCTTTAACCTCACACCCGTTTGTTAATTTATAGTGTCTTTGGGAATTTTTTGATTTATCAAAATCTACACCGGTCCAAGATGGCCATTGACCAACAAAGGATTTAATTTTGTTTGCCATCTCCAATGAAGTATCCAACTTATTGGCGATAATCAATATTTTCTCGGGAGTTTCTTTTCTTGCAAATACTAGTTTTTTAGACATCCAAGCCGCGGTAACGGTTGATACCCCGGCCTGTCTGTATTTTAATGCAATGTTTTCGTTGTAGTTTTCGTAATCATCTAATAGAGTAATTTGGTCAGGGAAAAGTTCCAATGGAACATATTTTTTCACCGTGTTATCATAAGTTTCTAAATACGTTCTTAATGCGTATTCAGTATCTCTATTACATTTTACGTACTCTATTAGTACTTGTTCTCTTGTTAAATTCGACATACATAATGTTGTCGGTAATTTTTAGAATCCTAACGAAGATAAATCAATATCGTCTAAGTCATCTAAGTCATCAAATCCGTAATCTCCATAATTTTCACTATCATCCTCATCATCTTCGTCATCGGACATTTTTGTTTCGTATTCGTGTTTTTTAAGGATTTCAACGATTTCGTTAACCATTCTATTTATTACCTCTTTTGCTTCTGGTTTATCGGCTATAATAGCTTTTGCTAATACCATAAAATCTTTTGCCTCTAATTGAGACAATTTCATAAATAAATATTGTTGAAGGTGTCTTTGGTCGTCTTCATATAATTTGTCAGGCCAAGCCTCTCTAAATTTTTCCCAAAATATTGGTCCTAATCTTGAATCCCATATTTCTGCCGGTAACGTATCTTCAGCACCAACAACCATACTTCTTTGAACTGGGTCGTTTGGTAAGCCTTGGTCACCATATAATGAATAAATACCTTTAACTATTTCGTGAACTAATAACGGAAATGTAAATGCCTTTGCTTTAATTGTTGGTGGGTCAGTTTCAGGGTCAGATTCTGATTGTCCCATTTGACCACCACCTGAACCAGCCATACCTTCCATATCAGGGTATAACCAATATAAGTGTTCCATTAGTGATTGTGTTACACCATATAAATTTAATAAGTTTGGACTTAATCTATTTATTTCATCACTAACTAAAGTATACATATGACCACCTTTAAATGCCGCTCCTTGAACTAATGAATTAATCAATCTTCTTTTTGCTTTTTCTAAATTGAATTTTTCCATAGAATCCATAAAGTCTTCCATTTCTTCTTGGTGTTCTTCACTTTCTTTGAAAGCTTCTTCCACATCTTCTTCATCCGGTTGTTCTGGTTGGGTTTGCATTCCTTCAGACGCCCCCATTGGTCCATTAACCAATTCTACATCAAATTGTAATTGTCCTTCAGGAATACCTAATTCTTTTTTAACTAAATCAACCGCTAAGTTTTCAAGATATTCTTTATTCTGAACTTCAACTCTTTTAATTTGTTGTAAACTATTCATTACAGAACTCATTAATCCCATCATAGGATTATTCCCCTGAATTGGTGTAGTATCACCTAAAAATCTTCTTACTTTATCAACAGAGTCTTTAAATCTTTGAGAAGACATCATTTCAACAAAATCTCTATCCCCTTCTTGAGGTAATGCAGGATGTTCTGCGTATGGAGTTCTTTTTTGATTGATTTGATTTTCAATTCCCGGTTCCATTCTTTCAGGTCCTTCATAACTAACAGGTGCCTCATTTAAACGACGATTAATTTCGTTTAACATAGTTTGTTGGTTATTAGTTAAACCTTCGTTAACTAATTTTTTATCTAAGTCACTTTTGACTTTCAATATTTTATCCATTTTTAAATTTGCACTCATAATTATTTTTGATTAAGACCTAACGAATTAAATTTTAAAAAACTTGGTAATTCTCTTTTAATTGCCTTTGGAGCCCCTTGTTTACTTGGGTCCGGAGCAAAAGGATGTTTTGGAGTTGTATTTGGTCTAACCTTTGGTTTTGCCGGAGCAACTTCAGTATTTTCACCCATTTCTTTTTTCATAGCCTTTGGTGCACCTTTTTTTTCCGGGTCCGGTTGGAACGGGTGTTTTGGTTTTGTTCCTGGACTAACCTTTGGTTTTGCCGGAGCTGTTTTTGTGTCACCTTCTAAAAGATTTTGAAAATCTTTTTTAGACATTTTTGGTGTGATGTGTTTTTCTACAAGTCTCATAATTTCTTTCTCAATTTTACTTTCTCCCATAGTAAGACCTGGTTTCATTTGAGTCAGTTTAGCTTTACCAAGTTTAGTTAAAGCTCCCCCAACCATATCCATATAACTTTCTTTTGTCTCTTTTTTCTTTTCAGGAAGTTTGGCAAAGTTAGTCTTTTCTGCGAACTCATCAGCCATTTTACACCATTTTTTTTGTTCTTTTGTTTTTCCGTCACCACATTTAGCAAAGAAATATTTTTGTTGTTTTTTTGACTCAAATTTTTCGTCAATTTCTTTTTCCTCCATCATACCTGAACCGTCTTGATAATTTTCAAACCCATCATCAGTGCTTGGACCTTTTTGAATTGGGTCTTGAGTAGTTCCCCCTTTAGATTCATCATCTTTATCAAGTTCAATATCAGTTTGTTCATTAGGCATAGCCATAAAAGTCCCATCAGGATTTTTCTTTACATTATATCCTTTAGGTGTTGCAGGTAAATTACCACCTTTTTCTCCGACTTTATACGCTGTTTTAGCCGGTTCTGTTACGGGAGTGATTTGTTCTTGTAATTTACTAAATAATAAATCAACCTGACTATCAGTCATTTTATTTAGAGTTGAGGCTTTGATACCTTCTTTCACTAGTTTCAATTTTTTTTGATTAGTGTTCATATTCAATTGTTTTTTCAAATTCCAATACGATATCTCTTTCGTATAATTTATCTTTGACTGATTGTTCTGTTTCACCAAACTTGAAAACCAATCTTTTTTGACGAGTGAAATCAACATCTTCACTTTCGTTTTCCCAACATAATGCGATTATATCATCCATTGAATCTATCATCGAAAAATAGTCAGAGTTTTGAATTACTGACATTGTGATTTGGTCATTCTTCAAAACTCCTACTTTTTTAATATGTTCTATGTCCGGTGGAAGTGGATAACCATTTGATGGTTTTGACTCCCAAGCTTCACCCCAAACATCTTCAGAACTATCCGAGAAAATAAATTCATATATGTTATCACCCTTATAGTTAGGACCTAATTCATTAACATATATTAAATAACTCATTAGATTATCTGACCTTTTGTATTAACTCTTAATTGTTCGTCATTCATTTCAAATACCAAGTTTTGTTTGTTTGTTTTCCCAACCAATTTAGCGTTTGGATATTTTTCCATTAATTTTCTTGCACCAACTTCTTGAGAAATACTTTCAGATAATTGTTTGATTTTATTAATTTTAGCTTTTTTACTTTCAGTAACTAATTTAGCTTGTCTTTTTTTAGATTCTAATAATTTTTTTTCTTTATTATCTATTTTAAAGTAACCTTCGATAATTTTATCAACCTTAGATTCTGAAAAAATTCCTTCAATCATATCTTCAATATGACCTGCGTGATGAGGTTCAATATGTGGATGGTGTAAACTTCTATGTTTTGGGTGTCTTGGTTTAGAATCACCATTATCCCATTTTGTTTTATATGATGGCATATCATCAGGAATACCTAAACCGTCGTATTCATCTTCATCAAAATCGTCAAAATCACCAAATCCTTGAGGCATTTCACCTTCAGGTTCCATACCTAATTCATCGTCACTAATACCTTCTTCTCCGGTTGGTTCTTCACCACCTTCTTCATCAGGGTTAAAATCACCCATACCTTCTTCTTCAGCCCCTTCAATTTTGTCAACAATCTCTTCTTTATCATCTTCGTCCATAGATTCTAAATCTAACGCCGATAAAATTGAGTTGATAACGTATTTTGAATCTTTAGAAGTCATTTCATCTTTACCTTCTTCAGTTTCTTGGAACGCTCTTAATTTTTGAGCTAACTTACCTGTTAATTTTTGAATAGATTTTAAAGTAACTTCTTCATTATCATCATCTTCAACATCTACATCTACATCAACATCTTCAGGAGCCGGAGCCGGTTCTTGTTCAGGTGCTGGTGCAGGTGCCGGAGATGGTGCAGGTGCCGGAGCAGGTGCAGGTGCCGGAGCTGGCGCCGCTTGTTCTGATGTTTCACCACCATTCATTTTTAAAATATACTTAGTAGCCTCTTGAGGACTTTCGTAAAATAAATTAACATTCTTTTCGTTACCTTCATTAACATTAACTTCTTTAGCAACTAAATTAAGTCTTTTTAATGCTTGAGAATATGATGAATAGTATTTTCTATTTTTCATAGGCTCCATATAATCAAACTCATTAGTTGATTCAGTTAAACTACACTTAAGTACATATCCACTTTTTTCTTTATCAATTTTATAAGTTTTACCATTAGCTAAAACTTTAGTATATTCAGTAGATTTATCCTCATTAATTGGCGTAGGTATATTTTCTTTGTATCTAGCGATTTCCATAATACGTTGGATTTTATCCATTCCTTGTAGTTTTTCGCTACCAACCGGTCTTAAATTGTTTCCCATTTTATATGTTTTTGTTTGGAATTATTTTATATATAAATATGTTCAGAATTAAAAATGTTATAATTCTGAATGGTTTATTGTTAATTATATTGATTTTTCCTTTAAAGAAAGTTTTTTATCTTGATACTCATTTTGAAAATCAAATAGTTTTTGAATATAACCATTTCTTCTCAAAACTTTAAATACCAAATTTTCATCAGACATTTCCCCACCATCTTCAAGACCAGCAGTTCTATATTTTTTTAATTTATCTTTAACTTTATTAATACTATCCATACCGGATTCTATTGATTTGTCATCTGAATCCTCAATTACCTCATCAATAATTTTCATCCAATGTTTAGATTTATTTTGAATAAGTTCCGTATCAATTTCAACGTCTTCTTTTTTAGGTTTGGTTTTCCACTCATCAAATAAAACAGAATACTCACCACTACTAAAATGTGCCTCAACATCATTTTGAACATAAAGTTCCACATCATAACCATAGATTTTGATATTGTGTTTGTCGTTAAATAAAGCTTTTTTTAATTTGAAAAGTTCTTCATATAATGGAAGTTCTTTTTCTGAGAATTGGTCAAAGTCCGCAATTAAGTGTAAATCAACATCGGAATATTGTGACCAATTGTAATTGGCTAACGAACCTGTCATAACAACATCTGATATTACAACATCAACACCTAAAAATTCAATGAACTCGTATGCGATTTGTAATAGACGTTCTCTAACCTTAGAAGACATTTTATCAGACGATTCCCAAATCTTTGGATTTAGTTCGTCCTGTAAATGAAAACTAGATAATATACTTTTTAGATTACTCATTAACTATAAATACTTAAATATCTATAATTGTTAGATTTTTTTGTGTTTGTAAGTTTTAACTATTTTTGACGAAAAGAATTTCCCTTGAGATTCCGCCATTCTGAATTGAGTATATACTTGGTGTGGAACTTCATCATATTCATATAATGAACCATTATTGAATTCTACGACTAACTTTTTAGTTTCGGTGTCGTATTCTGTTTTCTTAACATTTGACGATTGGATTTCATTAATAATCTTCGTCCCTTGAATTGTTTCTTTTAATATTGCCATCTTTTAAAGGTATTTCTAAATCTATTTGTTTTAATTTACTCATAATATAATTAGTAAGCTCTTCATTGTCAATATTCCCAAAATAAGATATTAATTCACTTTTTAAATCATTAATTAAATTTCCCAGTTTATGGTATCCATTCATAATATCCTGTGGATAATATGGTGGTTTCTTCAAATCTTCTTCACCCCAACCCTCTCTATTAAATGCGTGACGAAGTTTTCTATAAAGATTAGCCAATTCAGATTCCGGATGAATCGTGTCCATATATTTTTTCCAAGCAGCTTTCTTTTCCATATTTATAAATATAATTTAAATTTGTTTTGTCCATCCAAATATTTGTATTACTTTTGTCGAACCATTTGAAATAATGGAATTAACCCTTATACTTAAATAAAACAATTAATTATGATAGAATCTATGGATGGTGGAAGTAATAGTGGAAATAAAGCAGTTAAGACTGACTCATCAACACCCGTATTAGACAATTTTAGTAGAGATTTAATTAAACTTGCCGAAGAGGGTAAACTTGACCCTGTAATTGGTAGAGAAAGAGAAATCACACGAATCGCCCAAATCCTTTCACGTAGAAAAAAAAATAACCCAATTATCATTGGAGAACCTGGTTGTGGTAAAACCGCAATCGTTGAAGGTCTTGCCATTATGATTTATAATGGGGAATGTCCAAGAAACTTAATGGACAAACGTATCGTATCATTAGATATGACATCAATTGTTGCCGGAACCAAATATCGTGGACAATTCGAAGAAAGAATGAAAGTTATTATTGAAGAACTTCAGAACGCACCGAACATCATTGTATTCATTGATGAAATCCACACAATCGTAGGTGCAGGAAATTCGTCAGGTTCAATGGACGCATCAAACATCTTTAAACCGGCACTTGCCCGTGGCGAGATTCAATGTGTTGGAGCAACAACCTTAGATGAATACCGAAAAAACTTTGAGAAAGATGGAGCGTTAGAGAGACGTTTCCAAAAAGTTGTGGTGGATTCGGCGACCAAAGAAGAAACTTTGGAAATCCTTAAAAACGTAAAAGATAAATACGAGAACTTCCATAAGGTAACTTATACGGATGAAGTATTGTCAGTATGTGTTGATTTAGCGGACCGTTACATCACCGATAGAGAATTTCCGGATAAAGGGTTTGACATCATTGATGAGGTTGGAGCAAGAAGTCAAGTTGAAATTAAAATGCCAGAATCAATTGAGAAGTTAAAACAACAAGCCGCAGACATCAAACAAGAAAAAGTGGATGTTGTAAAACAACAACGATATGAGGAGGCAGCAAATCTTCGTGATAAAGAAAAACGCATCTTAACCAAACTTGAAGTTGAAAAGAAAAAGTTTGAGGAAGAACTTCTTTCACACAAAAAAGAAATCAGTTTGGATTTAGTTTATGAGGTGGTTTCCAATATGACCAAAATTCCGGTAACCAAATTAAACGCAGACGAAACCAAATTATTATCTGATATGGAGACAAACCTATCCGATAAAGTTATTGGACAATCTGAAGCCGTTTCAAAAATTGCAAAATCAATTCGTAGAAACAGAATCGGAATCAAGGACCCAAACAAACCAATCGGTTCATT